AATAAATGCTATAATCGAAAGACACACACTCTGAACTTGAAGCATGAATATACAATCCCCCTGGGCTCTATCCAAAAACAAAATCTATAGATTTACTTATTATCTTGGCATCATACTCATATAGAAGCCTACCCTTGTATTTATATCCAGCAGATAAAGAAAATGATAATGTTATGTATCTCATGAGATTTGTGCTAACCATTCTATCCCAGATTCTAACCCTCATTTGATTAAGATCTGAGTCTGCAATCATCCTCATTCTATTCATCGCAATACTCTCTTCTAGGCATTGACTTAATAATAATGTCACCAGAGATTCCAAGTCTGATGTTAGAGCACTCTTGTCCCATATATCATGTTCTTTCAGTTGCCTGATTAGAGAATCCATGAAATCCCAGTACTGTATATCAGGGAAAATGGTATCCTCTGACATATTTTGATATGCCTCTCTTTGCAATACTAATTCCTTTCTCTTCTTTCTAAGAATTTCTCTTGGTCCCTCTGGCAACCCTTCTAACACATCATCAATTTGACTAATTGTTGTTTCTAACTCATTTAAGTGCTTCTCCGCATCTTCTCCTGATAAGATTGGATCTTTTGTGCTAGTGACTAGACCTACATCTGATTCAGAAGGAGAATCATTAGTTTCAGCTTTATAAAGATTTTGATTCAGAGCTAAAGAAAAGTAAAATGCAACATGACTAAGGAAACCCTTACATTTAGAAGGTTTTTTGTTCTGAGACATCATTTCTATCACATGATGCCCCTGTGTCTCAGACTGAGCCATCAATATTATTTCATTCCAGAAAAGATTCTCTAAAGGCATAGACTTCAGTAGATCAAATTCCATATAAGAGATATTGAAATCCTCTAGATCAGTAGTGAAAAATAAGTCTGCAATTTCCTCAACCAATCTATTATCCATTGTCCACTCTGCTTCTTCCAGATCTGCTTCTGTTATTTCCAGATGGTCTTCAGAACCTTGTACTTCTCTCATCTTGCTTTTTCTATTACCATTGTCCTCATCTTCCACTGCCTCTGCCCAAGATTCAACCATGCTGAACAGATCTGTACTAGGCTCTTCAAAACTCAACATGTTTTGAAAATCAGACTCATCTATATCGTAAACAATCTCACCTTCTATCTTCTTCTTTGCGATCATCTCAAGATATGCATCCTGCTGGTCTTTATGAGATCTAGACAACATTATATAATTGTTTAAAGATTGACCTAATGCCTTAAGAGAATATATCCCTAATTCATGATCTTGTTCGGACATTCGAGATAACAAATTGGACATGTATTCCCTATTAGGTTGAATTTTTAATTCCTCTAAAAGTATATGAGGCATGATTCCTTCTCCTCTGCAATAGCTAGAGAATATTCTACTCTTACACCATGACAAATCCTTAGGTGTCAGTTGAGGAGACCAATCTCTGGATGTGAAAGTGTCACTAATTATTGTAACAAATTTTGTATCTCCTTGCATTATATCTTCTTCATAACACAATCTAATTGTACTCCCTGATATTTCAACATGCCAGTCTTTTTTTATCAAGGCTTCTAATTCAGGAAATTCTTGGTCTTTATTCGTCTCAACAGCAAAGCAATCCTGCACTGCTATCGGAGATACTATGAAGTGCCCCTTAGAATTGAGGTAATAATATGACTTGGATGGAATTGGGAATTCAGGGGGGGTTAAAGAGAGTTCTGTGCATAGTAATTTCAGGCGCTTGGAGAGACTCACAGAATCTTGCAAGTATTTTATATGAATCCTGACTAAAGTGCGCCCTTTGATCTCAAGCCTACAAGGGATGTCGCATACTGAGCCTACCCATAAGCCTTCTCCAGAATAAGAGACCTTACCTCTAGAATCCCATTGTCTATCTTGTCTCTTTACAAAGAATCCCATCACACCATTCTTTGCATAGGGGATATCTCTAATCACAGATGCTTTATCTTGGTTCATCAACCAGTCTGTAATGACTTTAATTCTTCTACTCCTCATAGGGCAATCCTTGAGAGTCATGCTGACCATGTTTGACTTTTGCAAGATTTGTTTAACAACTCTCTGCTTATGTTTTCGTGAGAAGAAAAAATTTGTTGCACACATCAACATGTGTCGTAATGTGAGAATGGACTGATCTACACTCATCTGTGAAGTTCTCACCTTGATCTGAGGCCAGTATATTCTAGTCAATGCAGATATCAGATCTGGATTTCTAACAGAAGTATCCTGCAAAGTTATCTTTCGTGTTTTCTTTGAGGCAGACTGTAAAAAACTATATAATTCTATATGATCTAATCCAGAACATTTGATAGTCTCATCATATGTATCTCTGAGAAATCTATACTTTGCTTTGCATTCTCCCCATAAGAGCCTAAATACAGATCGAGACACATGCACAGAAGGATGATTGAACCATTGCCTTTTCACAATGTCAATTAAAGGAGTCTCTGATAGATTGATTTCTCCCCAGACAGGTATTGTTACTTTTGAGTGTCTTCCATAAGGTACCTCTTGAAAACTGAACCCCTTCCTTAATTCCTGTATGTAATTGTAAAAGGACTCATATTCAATTTGATTGGGAAATAAATATTGAGACTGAACAGTCTCAATCTGTTCTTCAGGATCTCTCATCACATTTTTTGTCCTGGCATGAACAATTGCTCTTAAAAGGGACACTTTCTCCACTTCTGTAGAACTTAGCCGGCTACTTAGACATTGTCTGTTGAAAAGGTATGATGAACTCACAGCTGATCTAATTGTTGGTTGCCAAGCTGCAAGAGAAGCTCTAACTCCTGTTTGGAAGAGTTTCATGATCATCCACATTCTCTGGTCTTCCCAATGACTACTTTCATCATATAGTCTAGAAGGATCTTGCTTGATGATATTAAGAGCATCTTGTAACTCCCCAATATCCATTTCTTCTACTATCCTCTGCCATATTTTTTTGTTACCGAACCTGAGAACTATATTCCTTAAATCTCTTCTCAAGGACTTATCAATTTTCTCATCATAATCTAGAGTAGTTGATGGGTGAAGTATCTCTGTTTCATCACTCTGTATCATCAATCCTGTATCTTTCTTTAAAGAAAATAAAGAATAGTCAAAACCTGTGGTACCACAGTATTCTTCACCGTCCAGAGGAAAAAAACCTAGTGCTGGATGAGGATATGCAATTAGTTGTTCAGCAACAGTATTCCTTAAGACATGATTACTAAACCCCATGACAATGTAATGAAGCCATGCTTGACACTTTTGTATTACAGATGCAGTTAAGGTGCATACTCCATTCTCTACAGCTGTACTTAGTTCATTATAGAAAATTTGTTGCCTCTCATAAAAAGTCTCTACAATTGTTGTCTCCATACATGCAGAAACCCATCTAAAAGTAGGCTTGATAACCTTACCTCTATACCACCACTCAGAGTTATACTCTACTAGGAGGATAGTCCCTACAGAGGTTTTTGCTTCACTAGGCCAAATCGAGAGAAATTTCTGAATCTCTTCTTTCCACTTCAGTATCATGTGTAGATAAACATGATCAAATTTCCTCTTGCTAGAATAACTGATGGCACAAGCTGAGTCATCACTCCCCTGAATTACTGTGACAACTGCAGGCATGCCTCTCTTAACAAGGATTGCTCTGACTAAATCTGCATATGCATCCTGGACTATTGAATGGAAAAT